TTTTTCCCTTTTTTTTGGTTCCCCCCCCCCCCCCCTCTATTTTACCACACTTGGTTTTCTTTACCTATTTTTACCATGATATCATTCATAAAAAAGCCAATTGTTCACGTAGTGTTCTATGTCGTTTTCAACTAAGAATTAGAATGGTTTTTGTCTTGGTTTAATTCACCTACGTGAAAAACTGGCGAAATTTGCAATTTCCTATCGAGCGCATGTCGAGCGTTAGTGTAACACTTGGTTTTCTTTACCTATCTACCCCTCGTTTTTGGCGAAGCCATCTTAGGGCCTGCTACGTGATGCCGGGGCGAATCAGTGGGATCAGAAAACCCGCCAGATGTGATATTGCCCGTCGATGTATGCATACTTAAACTTTTTGTTGTGCCTGCTGGCATACAGGAACTGGTAGTTGTAGGCCTTCTTCAGGATCTTTTCGTCCGTACCCTTGTCGAAGATTACACAATCCCCGACCTTCATGTCCTTGAACGGCCATTCGGTAGGAGCCTGTTTGGGTTCGTCCGGTCGCTTGAAATTTTCCACGATCTTGAACATCCGAATCTCCTGTTGGTTGTTGGCTTGCAAACAATACACACATCCGCCCAAAAGAAAACCCCGGCGCTGGGCCGGGGCTGGGGAAGGGGTTCTGGCGACCTTACGGAGCGGGTGTGCTGGCCATGGGCAGGATCTGCCTGCCATGCTCCTTCTGGAGCAGGCGCTCGCCCAGCACCTTGTTGAGACCGATCACGTTGCAGAACACCATGCCGCGGCTGCGAGCGACCTGCCGGGCGTGTTCCGTGGCCTCCGCGCGGTTGCTGGCGATGAACACCATGTCATGCCATTCGCAGGTGCGCCGGTCGGGGTTGTGCCGGTCGTGCATGTCCCTGCGGAACATTGCCTTGTAGTAGCTCATGACTTGGGTTTCTCAATGGGAAGGATGACGTGTTCCGGCACGACAGGGGTAGCAAATGCCTCAAAGCGAGGCCAGTGCTTCATACCCGGCCATGCACGCAGCCCAATGTCGAAGATAGCGCGGATGGCATCGTCGGTCATGGGATTGGACATCGCCGCCTTCACGGCCTCGACCGTTGCGTCGGGCACTCGAATCGGGGTGTAGCTCATGGGTGGGTGTCCTTTTTCTGATCCATGGTTTTCCGGTAGATGGCCATCACACGCCCTCCCGGATGCCAATGGCGTTGAACTTGTCGTAGGCTGCGGCGGCCACCGTGCTGTCGATGATGCCCAAGCTGGCAAGCATCTTGATGCCGTCGAGATCGGTATCGATCAGGACGTTCTCCGCGAAGAACATCTTCTTGGTGGCCTCGACGGCACCGGCCAGAGTGGCCACGGCGTAGGAGCGGCGGGGGATGATGGCGATGGGCGCGGTGTGCTTGCCGTTCTGGGTGGTCTTGACGATGGTGACGATCCAGTTCTTGGCGGTCGAACGGATGGCGATGTTGGTGGTCATGATGGACTCCATGAGTCGGGCAGGATTGCCCCGTGCCCTTGTATGACAGAAACTAAGAATGCTGTCTACGAAAAAGTGAGGCCTCTATGCCGGTTCCACCGGCTTCGGCCCGTCGCCTGCCACATGGGCCTGCCACGCCTTCAGGATGGGCACCAGTTCAGGCTGGGCATGGGTGAGGCTGGCCAGCCGGTCGGCGTTGTCGCGGCCTGCGCGGTAGGCACCGGGGTCATCCGACCGCTCATAGCTCCAATCGTGCTGGGCGGCCATCTGGTGGAACAGCTTTGGGCTGACTTGCACCGGGCCTGCAGGGTCCACAGGAGCCGTGGCAGCGGCCAGCCCGGTCTTCTGGGTGCGGGAGCCAATCTCGGCTTTGATGGCTTTCCACGTTGCGCGCTGCTGTTCCAGAGGCTGCCGGTAGAACTCCTGCCCCCTGTCCAACGCGGCCTTGTAAGTCCTGCCGGTCTCCTCAACACGCTTCAGCACGTTCCAGAGATCGTCCGTTGACATGCGGTTCAGTTCTGCTTGCGTCAGCACGATCAATCCTCCGTCAAAGCGGCTTGTGGTAGGTGACGATCTCCAGATTATGCTGCTGCAGGTACGCGCGCAACAGGTCGGTACCCGCGAAATCGATCTGGCAGTAATCCGGCAGGAGCAGTGTGTGGATGACCAGTTCGTTGGACAGGTGGCGGTTGGTGTATCCGACCGGGGTTTTCATGATGATCTCCATGTAACGGCAGAATTGCCTGAGACCCGTTATGGCAAATCTAAGAATTGGCGTCAAGCCCTTTTCTTAGAAAAGGTTTTGGATAGGGCAATTCTTTCCAGTTGAACCGGGCCAAAAGCTTGTTTTTTCGTTCGTTTAACGGGTAAACGTATAACAGTTTCTTCCCGCTCCGCATCCGTTCCCAGCCATCTTTATTGCCGCTTGCATGCTGGTCAAAAGAACGACCGGAGATGATCTGGCCGGTCTTCGAATTTACATACATGGAATTCCCTTTTGTCTCGGAAACAAAAACAAAATTGGATGCCTGATACACGCCACCATGATGGCCGACCGTTGTGTCGGCGTAAGATAGGCAATATTTCAATTCCTTGTTGCGCACTGATTTCAGGTATTTCATGCACCCGGCAATGAACGCAGACATGGGTACTTCACATTCCGGGGTGCGGACTAGCCTAGATAATTCTATGGAACCCTTGCCAAAATACCTGTTCACCGGAGAAGTGAGGGTCGCAGCGGCAATTACCGTTTCCCCATCGATGAGCAGCAAAGTTTCCATGGGGTCGCCGGGTCTGCGCTTGGTGTAGTGATGCTTTAATATCAGCGGCAGTGCATCGCTCAATCTGCCTTTATAAAGAAAAGAATCTCCCACCATGATTGGGAGTTTTTGGAAAAGGTTCATCGATGTCTGGATCATTTTGACTTTTTAGATTTCTTGTACGTCACCACCGGGTGCCCACCCTTGGTTGGCATGGCCTTCTTCAATTCGATCTCGCCAGACTCTTCGGCCATCTTGAGCATGTCTTCCAGTTCCTTGGTCTTGATGGCACCGCGCAGGCGCTGCAGCAAATCCCGGCGGGTCAGGCCCTTCGCCCCGCCACTTTCGATCATGCGGACGATCTTGGCATACATCTTCTGGTGTTCGTTTTCCGCCATGTAGGTCATGGCGCTGATGGCCATGTTGTTGGCACTCCACAGGGCGACATCCCGCCCCCACTCCATGTCCTCGCGGATGACCTCCATGCGGCCGCAGCCCCACGCCACGATGGTGGCGAGCCTGACGGCGATCTCCGCGGTGCGGGCGAAGTAGGGTTCCACCACCTTGTCTTCGGATATCTCCTCGACCTGCGCCTCCAGTGCCTCGTAGACCGGCCTGCCGCCGTTCCACACGACCTTCTTCAGAATCCGTGGGGCATCCAGCGGCAAATCCTTCTGGGCCTCTGAGAGGCGCGTGGCCTCGTTGTACATGGTGGCAATCTTCAGGGCCAATTCCTTCGGCACCTCGCCGTCGTGCAGCGGTGCCCGCGGGGTGGGCTTGGTGTTGGTCGAGAACACCAGAAAGCGGTTCAGGAAGCCGTTTCTGATGTCAGCGTTCTGCATGCTCTCGAAATATTCTTCGGCCGTGCTGACGCCGTAGATCGACATGCAGGGGCGCTGGATCTCGACCGACGCGCGCCCGGCCCATTCCGGGGTCATGTAATCGCCAAAACTGATGCCCCAGATCGAACGGAGGATCTTGCTGATACCCATCTCATGGGTGCTGGAGTTCTTGTTGTTGAGCTTGCGCAGGAAGGCACCGAATTCGTCCATGGCGCAGACCGACAGGGCCTGCCGCTGCAGGTAGTTGATGATGGACGACATCGACATGAATTCCGAAGGGCCGACCAGATAGCCGCAGGTGCTGGCCTTCAGGATCTTGCCAATGGCCTGCAGGGGGTGGTCCTTGCCAGCGCCTGACGGTGCCAGCCCAACGACATACAGGTGGGTAGCAGAGCCTGTGGGACCGCTCACGTTGCGTCCCATGAGGGTGCCCACGGTAGCCAGCGCAGGCCCCAGCGCGAGCATCCTAGACGGCCTGCGGGCACCACCCACAATCCACTCCATGATCTCGCCCACCAACCCCGGCGGATTCAGCAGGTTGTCGGGGAATTCGCGAAGCTCGAATTCAGTTTTCTCTTCTGGAGCCTTTTCGGTGGTCGTTTTAGATGCTTGCTCTTTTTCCTTAATGATTTCCGCATCTTCCATGATGGTGTCGACCACTTCAGGGCCTTGGGAACTTTCCTCCGGGGTACTGGTTGACGTTTCAGGGGGCTCCTCGACCGTAACTGGCGGAACATGGAATTTGGCCTCGTTGATCATCTTCAGCCGGGTGCCCAGCCACTTCACGGCATCGTCCAGATCGATGTTCAGGGCGGCCATGACCAGATTGATGGCGGTGTAGCGGTCGCCCGTACCGAAATCCCGTGCGCCCAGATTGGGCGCGATGGACAGGTTGGGGCTGCGCTCGCTGAGATCCCGGCCGCTGGTCGAGGGCCGCCACCATGCCACGGCCTTGTAGCTGCCGTTGGCCTCGCGCTTGCACTTGGGCAGGCCCAGATCCGGCACCCACATGTCGAGGTTCATGAAGGCGGTGTTGTTCAACAGCCGCCAAAACTTGTCATCACCCTGAGCTACCGGTTCAAACGGCATCTCGACCTGCTTTACCGGCTTCTTGGTGATGCTCTCGACCGTATCCGCAAACCGCTCCAAGTCTTCGGCCGTCAGCACCGGCAGGTCTCTCGCCGGGGTGTTCAGCAGCGTTTGAGCGGTCGTCCAAATGTAGGGCTTGCCGGTGTCGGGGTGGATCGATCCGGGAATGACCGTCTGCCGGGTGTCGGTCAGAAGCTCCACCACCGCGGTGCGGAAGCCCTTGGTGCCGACCGGCGCGAGATAGAAGCTTGTGTAGCCCCGTCTGCCCTTCTTGCGAATGCCTGAATATGGCAGCGCCGCCTCAAGCTCTTGCAGGATGTCATAGTCGTCGGTGTCGAAATCGACCGCCACCACGATGTATTTCACCATCGTGACGATGCCGTTATTGAGAACCGGGAGCGTCACCGCGGTGCCGGTGACAATGCCGACGTTGGCATCCGGCCAGTTCGACCAGACCTTGATCAGGAATTCCTTCGGCTGTTCATGCCGGTATTTCTGCCAGCCGGTCATGCCGCGCCACTTGCCGCCGCGCCATTCGGACGGGGCCTTGCTGTCGGGCGCGATGGGAATCGGATGATAGCCGTTGGCTATCAATTGTCCGACAACGGAGGAAAATGGGGATGCCATGCTAGATTACCATCAGAACGGAATTTGCTCGTCCAGCGCGGATGTTGCTTTCCGCATCTTGTTTGAATATGTCAAAAACATCTGGGCGATGACCTTGGACGGTTCCCCGCTCTCGAAAATCTTCTCGACAACTTGTTCCAACCGGCCAGACATTGCATCCAGATCCCTGATCCCATCCTCCCACATGACAGCCATGATGGAAGCCACAAGGGCTGTGATATGGGTCTCTATGGCATTGTCGAAAGCTTCGGCTTCTGCCTTTTCCAACTTTGTCGGCGTCATGAGGGCGACCTTCATTCCAAGTTTTGCATTGCAGAGATCACACATCCATTGAACCCCCGACATGGTGCGTGGTTCGACTGTGCCGGTATGCCCGGCCTGTCGGAAGCACACGCCGCATATTTCGGGTTCTTCGGATCTGTGCAAGGTGAAGCGGAGCGTCATCTTGCGAAACGCAAGATTTTCTTGATCGGGAATGCCGCCTTGTGGTGGCACAAATCATGATGCTCTTGGCAATAATTGGAATTCAAGGCTTTTGCCTTGTTACAGAAAAGATGAATTCCCTTTGATGTGGATGTGATGGCATAAAGACATCCCGTCGCCTTGTCTATCGTCACCAAACCCGCCTTCGATATCGGCTTTTCCGGCTGTTTCCATTTGAGAACATTGCCCGGCGCTGCACTGGCAGCCAGCTTGACCGCAGGCAGGCGCAGCTTCTTCACCTTTGCGCCGGTCGGCACTGGTTTGGCGGGTGGCTTCGACTTGCTATCTAGTCGTCTCACCATCACCCCCTGAGCCGCCAGACGGTTCAGCTTCCCCAGCCATGCGCTTCTGGTGGCGTGGCAGATAAACCGCTGGTTCAATTCATAAACGACCTGCGATGCGGTCTTTCCCTCAAGCCAGAGCTTCAGGCCGACATCCACCATCTCATGAGTCCAGTTGATTGTCAGGCTCATTCTGCATACCCGCTCTTGCGCAGCACGCTCAGGGACAGGTCCGGGCGCAGGGCCGTCATGGGAATGCCGGTGATCTGGGAGACCGTGCGGACGTGCTTTCTGGGCACCCGGCTCCACTGGCTGATGGCCCCGGTCGAGAGCTTCAGGGTTTCCGTCATGCGCAGCTTGCGCCCACGCTCTGCCTTGAACCATTTGATAAGACGTTCCATTTTTGGCTTTCTCCGTGTCTGCCATTGGTGACGGCGCAAATCTTAGATGTCGGACCTAAGAAAAGTCAACGGCCATTCTACGAAAAAAGACGATTGACGGATATTGCCCGACAAGCGTATGCCATGAGTCGCCGCCCGGAAACGGAACGGCTGCGCGGACACAAGCGCACTTGAACGAGCAAACGAGGTAAACGAATGAACGAGAAATCCGTCATGGCGGAAATCATGGAGACGCTGGAATCGGCGTCTGATTATTTCGACAACCGTTCTGATGTTGTCGATAGATCCTACGGGATCTCTGAACCCAACCAAGAAATGACCCTTTTGCAGCAGGTCGAGAATGCCATCAGGCTTCTCTCCGCGCTGCAGAACCACATTCTGGAGAAAGCAGCATAATGGCAATTACACTTGCAACTTTGCAGAAGGGGCACAATGAAGACGAGCCAATCCTTCTGTTCTACGGCACCGCAGGCATGGGCAAGACCACCTTGGCGCTCGACGCCCCGGATCCGGTCTACCTGCAGATATCACCGGAGCGCCCGCCGAAGGGCGTCGAGGTCAATTCCTTCGGTGACCTGACATCGTGGGCACAGGTCGATGAGGCGCTGACGGCGCTGTATCAGGAAGAGCATGCCTTCAAGACCGTCGTCATCGACAGCGTCGATGCGCTGGAACCGCTCATCTGGGCGGATGTCTGTGTGCAGAACAACTGGGCCAATATCGAAACGCCCGGCTACGGCAAGGGCTACCTGATGGCCGATGGCCATTGGCGTCGGTTGATCGACATGTGCGATTACCTGCGCCGCGACCGTGGCATGACCGTCATCTGGCTTGCGCTCGCGCTGGCCAGCAACCACGAAGAGCCGGGTGCGCAGCCCTACAAGCGATACGACCTGAAGCTCCACAAGCGGGGCGAGGGCCTGATCACACAGGCCGCGGACGGCGTCCTCTTCATCAACACCAAGGTCGTCGTGAAGGAATCGGAAGGCGGCTTTGGCAAGAAAGCGGTCCACGCCGAAGGCGGTGGCACTCGGTGGTTGTTCACGGATGGCCGCCCGGCATTCGTCGCCAAGAACCGGTTCCATATGCCGGAAGCCATCATGTTGCCGAAGGGCAAGGGATGGGCTGAAATCGCCAAGTACCTCACCGGTACCAAGCAAGACGCCGAAGTTAAACAAATTCCCAGCACCAAGAAGAAGGAAGCCTGACCATGGCACGTTTGATCGATCTCTATGATCCCAGTTTCAACCCCGACGAAGTCGAGTCGGCCCGTCAGGCGGAACCCATCCCTGACGGAGACTATGTTATGCATGTCTCCAAGACGGAATTGAACGAAACCCGCGCCCGCAACGGCTACCGGCTCGACGTGGAATTCACCATCATCGATGGCCAGCACAGCGAGCGGAAACTCTTCGCTTCGATGAACGTGCAGAACCCTAACCAGCAGGCCCAGCAGATTGCTCTGGGCGAACTCAAGCGCCTGTCGGAGGCCTGCAACGTGGACTTCAACGCCGTGCTGGAAGACAGCGATGTGCTGCTGTTCCAGCCCTTCATGGGGCATGTCGCCTACATGCAGGACACACAGAAGAACTCGCTGGGGCAGAAGGAGCCGAAGATCAACCCGGAGACCGGCATGCCCTATCCGCCGCGCAACCGGGTGACGCGCTTCAACAGTATCAACGGCGATGAGGCACCGCCGCCGCCGGAAACCAAGAAGCCTGTAGCGGCCGCAAAGACGCCGCCTGCGCGCCCGGCCATCCCCGGCCGCACGGCACCCCCGGCGGGCAAGACCAACCCGTTCGCCGGTCGTAAGTAACGTCAACAGCGAGGGCTTCGGCCCTCGCATTTTCTGGAGAGGGAAATGGTTGATTTTGGCGAAAGGTATCTTCCTCACCCGATGAAGGTTTCCGAAATCAGGGACATGATCGTTCGGCTTTCTAAATTTGATGCTCAATATAATCCAACGATCAAAGAGTTGGATTCAATTGGTGGCATTTTTAATTTTGGAACTATTTCAAAGAATTTTTCGGACAAATTGTTTGAAGATGCTAAAAAACACGCCGCCACAAAAATAGGTTTTATTTTTCCGTTCCCGAATTTTGCATTCAGATGCAGCCACGAAGAAAACGGCGAAATAGTTGGGAAAACATATATCAGTCTTAATTTTAATGTTGAGGGAAAAAGTGGTGATCTGATGCTGCGTTTTACCAAAAAACAAAACGGTGCAGTACAAATCTTTGGCGGAATTTTAAAAACAAATTCAACCAATCCATCATTGTTAGATTTTCGCTCTATAAATCCTGATGACACAATAGAAAACACCAAGTGGGTTTATCATGAAGTGGTGGATCAGATTTTTATGTTTTCTCTTGTTTTAGCCACGAAAAACATTCCCAAGACAACAGAAACTCCTTCGCCCAAACTCCAACAAAAGCGCGCGAAAGAAGGTCTTCCGCCGCTTCCCTACACGACGAACGTGAATTTGAATGCCTACATGATTGCGCGGAACAACACGGAATCCGGCAACACCGGAACGCATGCCAGCCCTCGCCCGCATCTGCGCCGGGCACATTTGAGGACCGTCGTGCGAGGAGAAGAAACGATCACCATTCCGGTACAACAGTGCATGGTCAACTGGGATGGCGGATCACCGCTGATGCGAGAAGAGTACAAAGTCAAAACAACCAATCTGGAGAAGTAGCATGACCAACAAGTTTGACAATCTGTCAGATGAAATCCTTGCCGATGAGATCGGTGAGTTGAACGCCGTGATCAAGGGCCATGAGACCCGGCTGGATGCCTTGAAGGATGTCTTCAAGGCGCGCGGACGATCCGTGGTCAAGGGCCAAAGCTGGATCGTTAGCGCCAGCACCAGCACATCCAAGCGGCTCGACGTGAAGAAGGTTCGCGAGGTTTTGGGCGATGCTCTGGACGACAGCTATTTCAACATTTCTGAGTCCACTCGCATCACCACCAAGCCCGTAAAGGACATCGAATAATGCCGAAGATCCCGGTGAGGAGTGCTACTCTGGTCGATGCCATCTACGGCCATTATGTGGAGGCCGCCGACAAGAAGGACCGCACCTATCTGGGCATGTCTACATTCGGCACTGAATGCGACAGGGCGCTCTGGTATGCCTTTCGGTGGGCCAGAGCGCCGGAATCTTTCGATGGACGCATGCTGCGCCTGTTCCAGACCGGTCACCGTGAGGAGGCCCGTATGCTGGACGATCTTGAGGCGGTCGGATTGATAGTTCAGAGGACAGACCCAAAAACCGGCGAGCAATGGGCGTTCCGTGACAAAAAGGGTCACTTGCGCGGCCATGCTGATGGCATGGCTATGGGCACAATGCCCGATTGCCATCACGAACATCACCTGCTGGAATTCAAGACTCACAACGAGGTCAGTTTCAAGAAACTGGTTTCTGACGGCGTGAAAAAAACAAAATTCGGGCACTACTGTCAGATGCAGCTTTACATGCACTATTCCGGCAGGCGCTGCGCGCTCTACATGGCGCACAACAAGAACACCGATGAACTGTACACGGAGCATGTCGCATATGATGCTGGATTTGCTGAAACAACTGTTCGCCGTGGTCAGCGTATTATTGATTCTCCTAACCCGCCTTCACGACTGCATGAAGATCCTACCGCCAAGGCAGCCTTCACCTGTCGTTTTTGTCCCGCGCTGAAGGTCTGCCATGAGCGCGCTTTCTCGCCGCGCAACTGCCGGACCTGCCTGCAGTCTACCCCGGTGACGGGAGGGTTCCATTGCAACAAGCATGACACAATGCTCACGGCGGATGAGCAGCGCCTTGGTTGTTCCGACCATCTCTACATTCCCGCGCTGGTGCCGGGCAGGCAGATCACTGCAGACATCGTCAAGCACACCGTCACCTACCATATGCCCGATGGCACTACGTTCATCGATGGAGAGAAGACGTGATTGAGTTACGTCCGTATCAGCGTGAGAGCATCGATGCCACTTATCAGCACTGGGAGGCAGGTGGCGGCGATTCCCTGATCGTCATTCCGACCGGTGGCGGAAAGAGCTTGATTATCGCCCAGCTTCTGAAAGAACTGCGGCACGATTACCCGCTCATGCGGATTTGCATCGTGACGCACGTCAAAGAGCTTATCGCCCAGAACTACATGGAATTTATCAAGATCTGGCCTGACGCCCATGCAGGCATTCACTCTGCCGGTATCGGCCGCCGCGATACGCACCACCCCATCCTGTTCTGCGGCATTCAGTCGGTGTGGAACAAGGCCGACATGCTGGGCAAGTTCGACCTGATCCTTGTCGATGAGGCGCACCTGATCAGCCGCAAGGCCGAAAGCATGTACGGCAAGTTTTTCAAATCGCTCCGCGAGATCTACCCTGATATGCGGATTCTGGGCCTGACCGCCACGCCGTACCGGCTCGATTCCGGTCGCCTCGACAAGGGCGACGACAAGATGTTCGATGAAATCGTCTATGAGGCGAACGTCTCAGACCTGATCGAACAGGGATACCTCTCCCAGCTTATTTCCAAGGCCACCAAGGCCGAGATCAACGTCACCGGAGTCCATAGACGCGGCGGCGAATTCATCGCCAGCGAGCTTGAGCAGGCCGCCATGGCCAATGATCTGGTGAGGCGCGCGGCCGAAGAAATCGTCGCCCGTGGGCAGGACCGCAAGGCGTGGCTGTGCTTCTGTGCGGGTGTCGATCACGCCATCGCCATGCGGGATGCCTTGCGCGAGCTTGGCGTCAACGCGGAAGAGATCGACGGCGAGACGCCAAAGGAGCAGCGCGACCGGCTGATCAGGAATTTCCGCGATGGCCACATCAAGTGTCTGACATCTGTCAACGTCCTGTCCATTGGCTTCAACGTCCCGCACGTCGATCTCATCGCCCTGCTTCGCCCGACAGAAAGTGCTGGCCTCTATATCCAGCAGGTGGGCCGTGGGTTTCGCAAGGCCACGGGCAAGGAGAATTGCCTTGTTCTCGATTTTGCTGGCAACGTCCGCAAGCACGGGCCCGTCAACATGGTCGTGGGCAAGGACAAGAGTAAGAAGGCCGGTGACGTTGAGGAGGAGAAGCAAACCCCGTGCAAGGAATGCCCGTATTGCAATACCTACATTCCCATCGCCACGAGGACCTGCCCCTATTGCGAATATGAGTGGCCGGTCAAGGAGGAACCGAAGCACGCGCCGAAACCGGAAGACGTTGACATCTTGTCGAAGAGCAAGGACGCGGGCCTGATGCCGGTTCTCGACATCGAATACGGCGTTCATAACAAAATAGGAAAGCCGCCGACACTGGTCGTCAAGTATGTCATTCAGAATGGCCGGGCGGTTGATGTAAGGCAATGGCTGTGCTTTTCGCACCCTGTCGGATCTTTCCCATATCAGAAAGCCTTCCAATATTGGATGGCGGCTGGTGGTAAATCTCCTGTTCCGGTAAGTGCGCGGGAAGCTTTTGAACGGTATCATGAACTGCGCAGACCGGTGACCGCCTACATCGCGAAGGAAGACAAATATTATGTTATCAAGAGCTTGAAATACGATCAGGCAAGGGCGAACGCATGAGAGAAATCAGTTTCATTGTTCCCGGAATCCCCGTGGCATGGGCGCGAGCGAGGACGCACGGCAAAGTTCACTTTACCCCCGGCAAGCAGCGCCTTGCCATGTCGGTGATCCAAGTCATCGCCCATCAATGCATGAACGACAAGCCGCCAATTGCGGCTCCGGTGTCGATGACGGTCTATGCCGTGTGGCCATGGCCGAAATCATGGAGCGAGAAGAAGCGGAAAAAACAAGGCGCGCATTACAAGACGAGCAGGCCCGACGCGGACAATGTCGGCAAGATCATCGCCGACAGCTTGAACGGCATCGTGTTCATCGATGACGCTCAAGTCGTGGATCTTCGTGTCGTCAAGCAATACGGGCTGGCTGCCCAGACCAGAGTGGTCATTGAAACGCTGCAAGAGGAATAAATCTTTAGCTTATGAGAATTCCCAGACACGGATGATGCCCGCGCCGCCATCGCCGCCATTCACGTTGTTTGCGGCAATGCTGCATGCGCCACTACCTCCGCCGCCGACGGCACCGGCCTTGCCTACTATGTTACTTTTTGCGGGCAGACCACCTCCCCCAAAGAAACTACCACCACCGGGCCCGCTGCCGCCTTCGTTGGCGTCAATCGACCCCATTCCACCCGGATTTCCGGTTGCATTGATGTCGCCATTTGTGGCCGTCCCTCCAGCGCCGGGGAGTCCAAATCCGGGGCCAATGGGGGAGGAGCCGTTAAGGCCCCGACCCGCTGTTATGGTTGTTCCGCCGACTGTAAACGTGGTGGGATTGCCATTGGTGGACGTTGCCGCAATGCCGCCCGCGCCAATAACGTAACTATAGGCCGTGCTGGGGCTGACAGAGAACAGCTTTGCACAGTAAGCCCCCGCACCACCGCCGCCGCCAGCGCGCGGACCAGCGGCCCCGTTGTTGGTTACAAAGCCGCCGTAGCCACCACCTCCGACACACTCGACATAGATTGAGTTACAGCCTGCGGGGGTCGTATATGACGTTCCCGAAGTCAGGATTTGCGGCGCGCGGAGCAGACGGCCCGTGCCCCCGCTGCCTGCCGTCACCGCAGCAGCAACAAAGGCCGTGGTCGCAAGCTGGGTGGTGTTCGTGCCTGCGGTGGCCGTGGGTGCTGTGGGCGTGCCCGTGAGGACCGCAGAGTCGGAGAGAACCACGTTGCCAGTGCCCGTAGTGCCGAAGAGCTTCGCCGCCGTAACGGCACCGTTTGCGATGATCGATGTCGTTACGGAGCCTGCCGTCAACGAGACCGGCGGGATGGAAATGCCGGTGGTCGCATTGCAGGTGACCATGTACGGGCCGCCGCTGGGGATGACGACCGACAGGTTCGTGCCTGCGGGCGTGGACATGCTCAGGTTAAATGCGCCGGTCGTGTTGTTGTAGACCGCCCACAGGCCGCCCACGCTCGACGGCAGGGCATAGGCAATGTTTGCACTTAGAACGCCAGAGAAAATGATCGTCAGCGGTTGGTACTGCGACAGTACCATGGATTGATTTGTAACAACGCCGGTCACAGAAATGGCGACAGACCCACCCATCGCCAGATCGATGGCACCGAAATCATAGTTCACCGCGACGGACCAGTTGCTATACGGCGTGCTGATCCATGCCGGGTCCACGACCTGATTGGCCGGTGTATTGCCGGTGCTGGTATTGTAGGTCTGCTGGATTAGGCTTTTGTTAGTCGTTACCATGGGTCACCTTCAAATGTGTTCATTGGCGACGGCAAGCGCCTTCGTGATGGCTTCATCCGGCATCTGCAACAGCGAACTGGTGGCATTGCCTTGGCTCTTCTTGGCCTTCTCAGCGGCCTGCATAAGCCTCTCAGCGGCAGCGCCGGGATCTCCCACCCTGCCACCTGCCTTGCGCCCCACGCGGCCGCCAGCGGCCTGCTGGACGCCTTCCAGAGGGGGTGGCATGCCAACTGCCCCGGCGTGGGTGACGATGTTGCGCGCGGTCGGCCCGGTCAAGGCTCCAACCTTGCCAGCCACGTTCTTGGCCTTCCCCAGATAGCGCATGCCCGCGCCGACGATCTTGGGAGAGCCCGCCGCCGCGGTGACGAGCGCCGCCGGGGTAAGCCCGGCATGGTAGATCAATCCGGCCGCGAGAAGATCCTTCACGCTGGTTCCCCAGCCGGGTGCCCAATCCTTCGTGAAATACCCGGCAAGCTGTTCAGGTAAATACTTGCCCGCATCCGTCTTCTGAAGCTCTGCCATCAGGTTTCTGCCATTGGGGGTTCTAGCAGCCTTGGAGATTTTCTTCAGGATCGTCGCATCCGAAGCCTTGCCAGCGTGGCCGAAATTTTGGGTGAGTTCATTGATGAGATTTTTGAAATCTCCATACTCACTCAGCATGCTGGCGTAATTTTTGTCCACGCCGCTGATCGTATCGATGATCGATCTAGGAACCTGCCCTAAAGCTCCAAGGTATTTTGTTTTGTCCCGCATGCCGCCGATTGTTTGGTCAAAGTCCTTTTTAAGCACGTTCAATTCTTGCGGAGTCATTTTGGGTCGTTTCGCAAGAGTTGCCTTCATATCCATAAGGGTATTGTAGGCCGGGTCTTTCAAATCACTGGCAAGGCCGGAGCCGGTCATATTAGTGTTCACGATGTCATCGATCTTGTTGATGATCGGCGCCGTATCGACCGGAGTGTTGACAAGGGCGGCGTTCTTCGCAGCATAGTTATTGCTCGCATCTTCATGCATTTGATCAACGCCACCGCGCAGGGCCTGCCCAACACCTTCCGCATCCGACCGGTTCTTGTATGCGTCAATGGCCTCCGATGCTTCCGCGGGTGTGGCATACTTGCGGCCACCGATCTTCTGCAGGTCATCCATCGCGGAGACGGGAACATTCGATGAGAATTCGAGTGCAGTCTTGCCAAGATTTTCTGCGGGCTTTGCGATAAACCGATTGGCGGCGGCAAGTCCCGCCTGAACGGGATCAACAAGAGAAACGGCGCGCGCAACACTAGCCGCCTTATCTCCAAGACCGACCAGCTTTCCTGCTGTCCCAATGCCGGGCGCGATAGACGCAATGTCCATCATGGGCGCGACGGGATTGTCGTGGACAGTTCGGCGCATTTTATTCCAATCGCCGTATTGGTCCTTGTAGCTCTGGATCACTGAATCAAGAGCTTTCTCACTCTTGGCCTTGTCCTGTGGATTCTGCTCTACTCCGAGATACCCTTCGCCTTTTGAAATGGCACCGCCCGCAAGATCAGCGAGGTTTCCGACAAGAGCTTTGGGATCTGACAATGCGCCGACGAAATTCTTACCCATGTTGAGCGCGCTTCCGGGAATGTTCTTCCGGGCTTCGTTTAGGTACTGGCCCCAATCCTCATTCGCAAGCTGCTCATCCGTGAGCGCCCCTGTTGACGGGTGATATTCATGCGCGGGTGCGGGTGCGCCCACAACGGGGCTTGCGCCCGGCGCTGTTAAATTATCAGCAGGAGTGGCACCGGAATTACCACTTCGGTTTCCGGGCTGAAAAGCTTCGGGGAAAATGCTCTTGACATATTCCTCGTCGCTCATGCCTTGGTTAAAGTCCGGGGTACTATCCATGTTACTGCCCCTCGATTCCACTGCGACTGAAATACCGGTACAGCTTGGGGTTCCTGTTAATGATCTTCATCATTGCGGGATCATTGGCAAACAGGGATTTCATCGCAATGTTTGCCTGATTGCCGTTCTGGAATGCACCAGATGATGCCAATTGCAGGAACTGGGCAACTCGTGGATCATCCTTCGCCGACTGCATCATCGTGCTGATGGCTTCTTTTTCAGCAGCATAGTTATAGTGCGAATTCATGCTCGTCTCAGCGTGAAGCATGTTTCCACCTGAGTGATTCGCATAATCGGAATAGTAAGACCCACGATCAATATCACGCTGATTGTTGGTCTTGATCATAGCTGAGATTTCCGCAACTGCTTGCGGAGTCATTTCAAGGTTTGGTGAGACACGCTGGAAATCTTGGAAGACGCTTGCCGCCCTCTGTTCTTCCGGTGTCATCTGGCTGGCATTGATGGTCCCAAGTTTTTCGAGAAGCTTCTGCTGGGTGTCAGCATCGCTCATGCCCGTCGTATCAATTCCAAACTTGCTTAGGAGAGTCTTGAGGGGCTGCAGGACCGTAGATGCATAAGTGTTTTCAAACGATCCGACATTGCCTTGCGCAATCGCACCGGCAGAGGTCGATAGCATTTCATCGACGCTTGGCTTGTTGACGACGGCAGCCGTCGTATTCGCCATAATACCCTGACGCTGATCCATCCACCCGGTGTACCCGGACGCACCGGCATTCGCCCGATCTGACTTATCGGCCGCAGCGACCTGTACTTCAGACGGAGAAAGAATCGTTCCTGCTGCTGGGGCGTTCGGCTGCACAGGCTGGTCCGATGCGCCGGAAGAAGAATCCGGCGACCCGCTAAATCCTTGCGGGTTTTGCTGGTAGAGATTTCGAATTTGCTTGGCGGCCTCATCACCGAAAGGCGAATGAAATGAGGGATCATTTGCAAAATCAAATATGGTGACCATGGGACGGCGGGGGTCCGTCGTCTTGACCCAAGTAAGGCCACTCTTCGGATCAGAGAACAGGCTGTTCGGGAAGACCTGCGCCAGATTGTTGAGCGTGACGGAATTCTTGTTGGCGATGTCGGCAAGCTGGCTCTGGCGCTTCATGTAGGTGCCAGCACCCGCTCCGATGCCCTGCAGGATGGCAGAACCAAGATAGCGGCTGGGCGACGATGCCATGGCACCAAGACCGGTCAGCGCCGGTAGAATGAGATCGGAACCGTGCTGGCCGAGCCACTGGCCCGCGCCGCCAACAGCCTGAGTGAAGCCATTGGGCTGACCGCCGGGCATATCGGCTGCGGGCTGCACAGTCGGCCCAGCAAGGCCATTGGTCGAATCCACGGACCCCGGCGGAAGCTTTGCATTGCCCAAGCCATTATCGGCAACCGGCATGACGTCGGGCGTTCCAGAAGCGGAAGCGACGGCGGTATTGGCTGCACCTGATTGACCATTGCTCAGGGCGAACTGCTTCGTGTCGTTGACACGCTTTAGCCAACCTGCGGTATTCGCAGCGTACTTGGGGTTTTGGCCAAGAGCAGCGAGCTTGTTTCCCATGGCATCGAAGAACCGCGCCGGGTCACCCCCGGCCTGTGCCAGCGCATGCGCCGCCATAGTGGGGTTCAGCATGGACAGATCCGCATACGATGCCGCGAAAGCGGGGCCGTACTTGGCCTGAATCGCATCACCGTTCTGCTGCCGCCACCAATGTGCCTGCGCGTCGAGAATGTCGTGCTGCTGCACGTCGGCGAGCGAGCGAATGCGCGGATTGATAGCCTGATACTGAGCGAGATTGAACCCGGCGCGCGTGCCACCGTTCGGGTCCCGATAATTGATGGCATTCCGGTTTTCGTGGTTTCCGGCCATCCACTGGAACTGCTCAAGGCCGGGGTTCTGGACCTTGTTGCCAGCCATCTGCTCGACAGGGCTGATCTGCGGCGCAAGCCCCGGCGGGTGCGGGCGCGAGATCGGCGGTGCGCTGGCGGTCGGCCCCGGAGCCTGAAGACCGCCGGGCGACCGGAAATCCCCTGCCGGGGCTGCAGACACGGGCGCGGCCGGTGTGGTCGCAGCCGTGGGAACAACGCCGCCGGTCGGCGCGGCCGGTGTGGGAGCTGCCGACGCGGTCGCAGGTGCGCCTCCGATGCCGTTGGCTTGCATTGGGTCGCCATTGGCCCAATTGATCATGCCCGGCAGGTAGACGCCGAGACCCTTGGTGAGGGCTGCTTCGCCCATTTTCAGGCCGCTCTGGATCCTGCCCATGTGCGGATCTTGCGATTCCGCCCACAGTTGATCTACCGATTTCTGGGCATCCTTCTGCGCCTGATTCAGGGCTTGGGTGTTGTTCGGCGGTGGAGCCGCCGGGGCAAGTCCGGGCGACGGTGCGGCTGGGGTCGGTGCAGGCGGGGGGGGTTCCGGGTGTGGCGCAGGACCGGCTGCAGTCCCATTCATGGGCAGCATGCGGTCGAACCAATCAGACCAGCTTTCGTCAGCCGTGGGCGTGCCACCGGCATCGTAGCCACGGCGCGGCCCGGCCACACCGCCATCCTTCAGGAACGGAATGATGGTCGCTGCAATCTTGACCAGATCAGCTACCTTGCCCAGCCCATCACTCTGGGAGGCCGAAGCGGCCTTGGATGGCTGCAGGCCCTTCTGGTCGAGCGGCGTCGGGTCCGGGACATACCCGGCTGACGGCACCACGTCCGGGATGCCCATGATGGGATCCTGCGAGAAAGGAGATCCACCCTGCGCATATCCGATGCGGCCACCCGTAGCAGCTTGTGAGGGGTTGGGGCTTCCTAGCATCATCGCGAGCGCGTTCTTAGCTGCGGCCACGGCCTTCTGACCGTCGTCGGAATTATACAGGTCGTAGCCATCTTTCGCGGTATTGGCCACATCCTTGAGAGTCGTCGGATGCTCGACCTGCACCGGCTGCGGCGGCCTAAGCCCTGCGACAGGCATGTTGGGCTTCGGCACAAAACTAGTCGTTCCGGGCATATTCCCGGCTATGCCATAAGCTCCATTGCTGGGGTCTGCGCCACCGAAAAGCCCCTGCAAGACATTCCCCGCATAATCCTGTGGCGCGCCGCCCACTGCGAAGCCCTCCAGAGCGTGTTCCATGCCGACATGGCCACCCATGCTCGCGCCCGCGAGACCGCCGCCTGCGGCCTTCCCAGCGCGCCCACCGCGCGCCAGACCGGAGAAGATCCCGGCAGGGGACTTGGTCGTGTTGGTGGACCCGGAATTCGATCCGATGCCCTCCGCGATGTTGGCAAAAAACTGGGATGTCTGGAACGGGTAAGCCTGCTGCTGGAGCCACTGATTGTAAAGGGCCGACAGCCCGGCCTGCTGAGTCTGCTGCTGCTGCTGACCGGCCGCCATCTGGGCTTCGCCGCCCTGCAGTGCCGCGGCTTGCGCATTGGTTCCGAGTTCGCCAAGCTGCTGGCCACCGGCCATGAGGCGCGCGAGATCCGCCTGACGGGCTGACAGGTCGGCCCCCTGCTGCTGCTGGGCCACGGCCTGAGCCTGAGTGTAGCCTTGATTGAGCAGGTTCGACAGGATGCTCGCGTTCGACAGGTTCTGCTGCTGATTCAGGTTTGCCGCGGCGATGCCGGAACGGTCGCCCCACGCAGCACCGGCCTGAATCGCGTTGCCAAGTTGGCCCGACATGGCCTGCTGGTTCTGCTGGTTCATCAGGTCGGAGGTCGATTGCGCCACATCCTTCAGGTACGGCGACATGTACTGATCGACGTTCAAGCTGCCCAGATCGGCATTTCCGAGACCGGCGACGGTGGCAGCGCCTGCGCCTTGAAACCACGGCTGGGCCGATTGGGCATACTGGTTGATGTTGCTCATGCCAGCGTTCTGGCTGGCGGTCAGGGGCGCGACGAAGGCGTTCGGGTCACTCGAATAGGATTTCCACGGCGTGGCGGCGGCATTCGACGCCATGCCGACTGCCTTGTTGTAGGAGGCCAGAACCTCTGCCGGAATTTGCGTTGTAGACTTGGTGGTTTGAGTTTTGCCGCCGCCGCTCATTCAGGCCCCCTATCGGGTGGGTTTTCGAGACCGGTTTTGGCCCCATACAAAAAGTAGACTCCAGCGGGTTCTCCAAACATACGCTGGTACAGACGAATTTTCGCTTCGGTCCTGCTGTTCGACAGCACGCCAATCGTGAGCGGAATTCCTAGCTCGTTGGCAACTTCCTTGGCGAATTCACACAGTTTTCTGGCCCTACCACCCTTAGCATTACGGAACTCAGGTGCAACAAAGACGGCCCTTTCTTCAAGAACCTGCTCCTTGCTGTACCACAATTCTCCGACCCGTAAAAGTATTGCTCCCTCGAATACTTCACCGGGGTGGCCGATAATGCCCACAATACCATCCTGACGGGTCAAAGCGCCCCACATTTCTCCCAAAAGCTTCATGGTATCTGGCGAAACAAAAGCATTTTCATCCGTTGCTCTTGCCGCCAGCGACATCATGTTGTCGAGATCTTCAGGTGTTCCAACACGCACAGAAAGGTCAATTGTCATGCTTTTCTCTCCAGTTGCAATCTTTTTCGTGGTCTGGCAAAATACAGCCCATGATCACGCATCAAGAACTTACGGAAGCTTTGAATTATAATCCAGACACTGGGATTTTTACGTGGTCCTCTCCTAGACCAAAAATCCAAGTTGGCCAGCCTGCCGGGTATCTCAAAAAGAACAAGGGGTACGTCTATATAGAACTCAATGGGAAAGCGTATTCGGCGCACCGCTTGGCATGGTTTTACATCAATGCAATCTGGCCCGAAAAGCAGATCGACCATGTTAATGGCATTCGGTCCGACAACCGCATTGAAAATTTGCGCGAAGCAACAAACGGGCAAAATAGAGCCAACACCCGCACGTCCAGTAAGCATGGGTACAAGGGGGTCTCGCATAAGAAATGGCTTAAAGAAAAACCATGGTCCGCACAAATTACCTTCAACAAAAAGGTCATTTATCTTGGCTGCTTCGCAACTGCCGAAGAAGCTCATCAAAGATACTGCGAAGAAGCAAAAAAATTGCATGGTGAATTTTTCCGAAATTCAACGTCCTAGTCTTTACGTGGCCCCGGCAAGGATTTCAAAGTCTTGATCGTTTTGCCCCGGAACCGCTTCACAAATTCATCCAGAATCTGGTGGCCATAATCGAGATCTCCATTCCCGATATGGACAACATCCTCTGGAGGAATCACATATTCCCCACCCGCGGCGACAATCGGAACGGTCGCCGTCTCGCCGCCTGCGGCCTTGCGTGGCGGGTTCATGCTGTAGGGTAGGCTACCCCCGCCATAGGGCAGGCCATCGCCGCCGTAGGGCGCTCCCTTGCCACCGTAGGGCTTGCCGGACCCGGCCTCCTTCTGGCCGTAGAACGACTGCCCAAAGATGTCCTTGGCCACCTTGAACCCGGCCATGGTGTTGCCCTCGCCCATGGCCGAGATGATATCGGCCGGAATTACGTAGGAACCCGACGCGACATGCATGGGCAAGTGGTCCGTGCGCCCGGCGACCGGGCTGTGGATTGGTCCCTTGTGGACTTTTCCTTTCTTGGACGGATTGCCGAAATAGGACGATGTCGTTGTTTTTGTGCCGCTGCCAAAGTTGTCGCCACCATGCGCCTTGGCGGGGCGCGCAGCGGTGAGCGCGGCGGAGATTGCTTGCGTCGGATAGGAATTCTTCATGACGATATGCCCCCTGTGATCATGACCGTCATCGTCGTGTCCGATGCGAGAGATTGAATGGTATCACCGGCATTCAGGACCATGGCACCTTTCCACTGGAATGTCGTGTTCGCAGCTACGCTCTGGGCGGCAAACAGGGAATTGGATATGCCTGCCGTGCCACCCGAAGGGACGAAATATAAAGTGAATGTTCCGGCAGAACCGGCAGTGTTGCAGATATCGATTTCCGATACTGTCATCTGATACCCTGCCTGCACCGTGTACAGGGTTTCCACGGCGGTCGTCATGGACTTGCGCGCCAACAGTGTTCCGCGCTGGAACTGATAGGTGCTGGAAAGCGCGTTGCCCAGCGTGTTGATGGCAAGGACGCCATTCTTTTGCGTTGTGAGGATGTCGTCAAGACTTGCGGGCATCAGAATTTCCCATCTTGCTGGACGCGGTAGCGAATGGCACCCAGCCGCCAGAACGAATTCAGGTCAGTGCTTGAGATTTGAATCGCGACAAGCCTTCCACGGAATCTGGGCGTGATAAACTCCGTCGTGTTCGTCACCGTGAAGGGACCGTAAACCCTGTCAGTGTCACCGGGGTAATCGGTGACATAGAAGGTGATCTGCACCTGCGCGGCTTGGGATCTGTTGAAGAACCCCCATTTCATGTCAGGCCAGACCTGATCCAAGAACATCTTCCATTCGCCATCCGCGATCTCGAAATAACCGGTGCGGAAACTTGCAACCATGGCATTCGTGTCGTTATTGAAGAGCGGCACCGTCACGCCGCTCACGATGGTGCTTTCATGCTGATAGATGTAACTGTTGGACCCGCTGATGTCGGCACCGAGCGGGGCTCCCAGAATGCTCTGGTCAAGCCACGCCGTGCGAGTCAGCGAACCATAATCCCACTTGTCGATAAGGGCATTGTACTTCACGTAGCTGTCGTTCTCTCCCGACGCGCTGTTGATCGACGGGTAGTACCAAGCGATTTCACCGAATCTTGAATTCGCGGCGAACCGGATGTTTTCGGCAAAGGCATAATTCAGGTTCTGGAAAACGACATCCCAGACCGGGCATTCCATGGGTTCGACGCCATTGCCTGCCAACCGGTAGAACTGCGATTGCCCCATCCAGTAGACATTCCCGCTCAGGGAACCCGCGGCCTTCTGGCCGATCAATCCGCAACCGGTGCCGATTTCATTGAAATTGTAGACATAGGGCTGGCCGACATATTGCATCGCCCAGCATGACAAGTCAGTCCAGATCAGGGATTGCTGCGGACCCTGAATACCGCCAACAATCTTTGCTCCTTTGGGGATGACATAGGAGCCAGCCTGATTGATGACCTGTGCCACCCAAGTGTTGTAGTTGCCAATATCGCACCAGCGCACAAGCAGCGGCTGCTGAATCCCATTGAACGTGGACCCGTAAGCAATGATCTGGCGCTGCGGCATGGCGATAAACATGCCATTGTTGACCAGCGGAGCGGTCGTGATGATGCTTGAGTTGGCCGCGCCACTAGCCCCATCCCACTGGTAGATGGGTCCATTCCTTGGACATGAAATAAGAATCTCACCCCAGTTTCCGATTGTCCAATCTGCTTGGCCGGTCCCAATGTAATTCGAGAACGTAATCGTGCCGCCCGTTCCGACGCCGGTCGTGGACTGCTGCAGCACAATGGTCGTGTTTCCTCCTCCAACAGTTGTTGAAATGATGGGAACGGTGCCGCCGGTATTGTAGTCGGTCGTTCCGGTCACACCTGAGATCTGTGCCGTCGTTCCGGGCACGATTACAATGTTCCCGGAGAATGTATAGGTCACATATCCGGCAGATGGCGTAGATGGAGAAATGCCGGTAAGGGCATAATTTCGACCAACGATGACCGTTGCACCAACGCCGAAATTACCGACGCCGTAAGGATCTGCTGCGAACCCCGAAGCAGCGGGTGGAACCGTGTTCCCAAGGAAATATTGATACTGCGCCGAGCCGCTGTTGAGGCTCACGCTAGTCGTCGTCACGGCAGACGCTTGGGCATTGATTGTTAACGTGTTTGTCGTGACGGACTGAATAACATAATTTCCGAAGAGCGTAACGCCCGACGCACCAATGGTGGTCATGATCAGCACCGGGAAGAACTGCCCCACGGCATAACCATGATTGTTCAGCGTGACGGTGACGGTATTGGTGCCCGATACAGTCGCAAAAGAAGGAACAGCGCCACCGGCAGTGACGTTGGCCGTCGCCAGAACAGGGTATCCAAGGACGTTGGTTGCTTGGATCTGGTAAGAGCCGCCGCTGATAAATGTGCAGAGATAAGTTCCGAAAAGGACCAACCCGCCGACGCTGATTTGCGTCACGATATTTACGGAATCACCAGAAAAAATGGAACTATTGGCGTCATTTATGGTTACAAGGGATGATCCCAGTATCGTCGTCACGCTGGGGGTGATATTTACGCTGTAGTATTGCGGAAAAATTCCATCCAGATTTCCGTTCTGGTTGGAGACATTGCTCAATGCATATAGGTTAGTTGTCGTCCCAATTGCTAGATATGGGTTGGTATTTGCATCTTCCCACGCCCAGAGCGCCCGCGTAATGCCGGAAAGGGCGGTGCCGTAATATTTCAGCCACCCGCCAAGCTTCTGTGGCAAGGCAATGCCTTGAGCATCTGGCTGAAACCGGATCTTGTCGCAAAAGGAAATCGCAGCTTCATTGAGCGTCGGGGTTCTGTTCCTATCGACGCCCGGCATAAGCTTGAGGGTTGAATGCGGCATGCCTTACCCCCTTGTCGGAGTGGCCACAGGGGTTGGACCCTGAGATGACCAACCAGACGCTTCATACTTCTTGCGGGCTTCCTCCACTTCGGCACCCTTCAGTAGGGTCTGGTATTGCGTCTCATAGGTAACTGGCATCTGCGGGTCATTGCTGGAAGACGACGAAAAATTGCGCTGGTAGGCCGACACGTAAATCATGCTGGCCATGATGAATAGATCTGGCAGATACAGGCTGATGAATGTTGTTAGGTTTGTAGCCGACAAACTGGCAGGGCGATAGGTGCCCACCATTTCGACCGTATAGGATTGATCAGGCACCGGTCCCAGATAAAACAGATTGTCGTTGAACGGGGCATAATATTTTGGGAGACCTCTATTGGCCACCGCCCCAGATCCATAAACTTGATCCAGAAATTCTTTTGTCGTCGGGACGCATGGGTTGCGCGTTGCACCCACGGCATCTGGGTCGGTCGTTCCAGCAGGCGTAATGATGTTTACTTGCTCCGATACGACAAAAGGAAACTGATTGGTTCCACCGGACAAGTCAAGATTTCGAGATCCAGCCGTCAACGGAAAGGCGAGAGACGTGCTGACCAACAGGAAATCAAGATCCCTGTACATTCTGTTTTCGGCGTAAGTGATGGCCATGGGCAGGATGGCCAGAAAATTGGTGTCGGTCGGGTCAACCACAGCCATGGTGGCAATCTGGGTCACAAAATTAATGGTGCCCGCCACCGTTCCGTTATAGCTCAACCCGGTCGTCATTTTTATCTATTCCAAATTGATGGAACTGCTTTTGGCAGTATAACTGATCATTTCCCCGTGGAATAGCCCACCCGCACCTTTTCGTACCACTTGGCAGAACAGGTGAGATTGCCATTGGCTTGCGCCAGCGCCGCGCGTGACCGGGCGAGCGCCGAGCGGGCGTCATCGCCGGTCTTGATCGGGGGCACCGGAACGGGGGCCATGCATGTGGGCGCGACGGGCAAGTTGACCGGCTGTACCTTAGTGGTGCCCGATGCCACGCAACCGCTCAACATCACGCTGGTCAAGAACACAGCGGGTATCAACCGGGCGTGCTGCCAAATCTGTTTCATAGTCCGTGACCTTCTGCTGAAGCTGGTCGTTCTGGGATTTGAGATCTGCCTGCAGTTGCTGCTGAAGCTTGTCAGCCTTCGCGGCATTATCGATGTCGCGCTGCAAGTTAGCGATCTGGAGGGTCAGGGCCGCGTCATGGCATTCGCCCGCGGCGTTGTGGTAACCCTTGTAATAGGCACCACTTAGCATCAGCAGGACGATCACCAAGCCGACCGTATATCGGTTCACAAGCATGGCGACGAAAAGCAGTGGCATCATGGTACTCCTTGGAGACAGAGGTCACGTTCTTTCATCCGCCGCCGAGTCAAACCGGGGAAAACGATCCCACCTGCCGTGTTGTAATGAAGAAGAGCGTTACACCCCTCGCGAGTCTTGCCCTGATTGATGAGATGAACGGTTGAGGAGCGGCAAGCGGTTCCTACACCGACATTATAGGCAAACGATGTCAAGGCGACCAATTGGCCGTCTGTCAGCTTGACGCTGGTACAGCCGATGACGCCCTGAGAGTAGGTTGTGAGATCCTGAAGCAACAGCGCCTTGCATTCCACAAGCGTGTCACGGTCTCCGGGTTTTACGCCTGCGGTATGGCCATAGCAAATTGTCCACGGCTTGCCGCCAGATGCCGGGTCCGGGTATGCCGTCTGGCGAATGCCTTCGAACCCGCCGATGACAGAGATTGCCAAGGCAGATACGGCGGCCACCTTGACGAGCCTATTCTCCATCATCTTCAAATGCCTTCTGGGCTATGAGCCGTGACGCAAAAGCCAACCCCATGAGAATGCATGCAATGGCAGAAAGCCAGCGCGGGTCCAGATAGAACACTTCCGTGAAATATGGGAACGCTGCTTCAAGTCCGGTAAGGATCATGGCTGCCGCTAGCCACCTGAGAGAGTGAGCGTGGCGTAGGACATATTGCCAATCGTCTACCAATCTCATGTTCTTACTTTCTTAAAGCTTCCTCTATCGAATCAAGTTTGGCCATTATGGCCCGCGATGTATCGCGGATTTCCTTTATCTCCCGATCATGAGCAAGCTTGAAGGATTCCATTTGGGAATTCAGTACGGCAATGGCTGTCGTGTGTTTTTCTTGTTGTCGATAGATCATCCATACAAATGCCGCAACAGGAGCAACAACCCATTCCATTAGAGTAGAAAGAAAGCTGAGAAACTCTTGCGACACTTATTTTATCCTTAGTTAATTTTATTTTAATTTATTTTTTCTAAAAAAAAATCATCAAACAACAATCCGCAGTTCACCTGTTGCAGTTTTGTAAACATCGCCAGCAACAAGACCGCCTGCCAGTGCCGCTGCATTATTGGCATAGGTTGTTGCATTTCCCATGTTAAGGACACCGCTTCCCTTAAGGGTCATGCGGGTTGTAAAGTCCTGAACTGTTGTGCCAGTGGATAATGCGGTAGGTGTTCTAAAGACAATACTTCCCGGCGCTCCCGTCCCAGTTCCGGGACCGCCTGCAAGGTACAGCGGCTTCCCGGCCACATCAGTTCCAGAAACGGAACGACCCGCCAATACGCCTTCAACACTGATAGAGTTTTGGTCTATAGAATAAACTTCAATTTTCCCACGAGTAAAACCGACAGTTTGACCAACATAAGAAGGCCAAATCAAACCATGCAGTTGGCCCAATGTGATACTATATGTTGGAGTCCATGTAGAGACATATCCATTATAGTTTTGACTGTCTCTAGGAGTGCCACCCTGATATGGAAATAGGTTGACGTTGTTTATCAGTAATGGGCCGCCAACTGATACTTGATATGGTATGGCTTGTAGGAAGTCTGCCCTAGAAAAAAAGTTACCAGTGAATATGGTCGTGTTGTTATAAACACCAATCTGACCAAAACTAAAAATGTTTCGATCATAAGTGCGTGCGCCTTCCGCTACATTAAAATTGTATAGCGTCCACACAACTGTATTGTCAGCAACAGTGGTTCCAGACCACGTTGGCTTTGTTGCCCCAGACGTACCAGCAGTCGTGCAAATATACGGCGTGCCTGTTCCTGCAATAATAGCACCTAAATTGTAATTTGTATTTGCAGTCCAACCAAGTATACGGTTGGGTATAGTTGAGTTGTTTGATAATTTTGCATTTACATCATTACCAAAAGTCCCAAACCGCATACTTTCAGAGCGGCAGCCTTCAACAACAATTTGATCATTTGTTGAATTTTCAACAGCAATGTCCCAACCACCTTCTGTAACTTGATTGTTTCCAGATGAGAAAATATCATTCTGAAATCCAACTCCATAGACGTTTGTTACAGACCCGCTTTGGACGTTAATACCATACCGACAAGACTGGAAATTTCCACCAATCACAATGTTTTGCAATGCGTTAAAGTTACCTGTATAAATCCCGGAATTTACTGAACTGAAAAAACAGTTATTAATGGTGTTTTCTGAACCCATGTAGCCGCCAAGTCCAATACCCAAACCCTTAGATACTGAAAGAGTGGATGGACCTGTAAAGTACAGATTGCTAAAGGTATTTGATTGAAGAGAAACGCCTCCCGTATTGTCCCAATTCAAGTCAAAAATAGCGCCTGTGTTTGAGTCAAGGCACTGCAATTGCATGTCAGAAAATGTACTGTATGCACATCCGTTAGTGTAAAAAACAGCTTTGTTTGCGGTTGTCTGACGAATAGTTGTTGCAAATCTTCCGTCACCAAAAACTTTCCCGCCAAACAGAGAGCGAATGTTCAGAGAGTCGGATATTTTATAAATACCCTTTGGAATAAAAAGGGATGAGTTTTTGTAGCTTGAAGCATAGCCATTTGGCGATGCAACTGATCCGAAGCAAGCATTTATCGCGGCTTGCAATGCGGCTGTGTCATCAGCTACACCATCTCCAACTGCACCAAAGTCCTTGGCGGATACAGTTTCTTGAAATTTTTCATGAACCGTCCTTCCAACAGCGTCGGTCAGGTTTCCAGATGCGTTTGACTGCCGGAAACCCACCAGTGCGTCACCAAAAGCCGGATTTGTAGTATTGTCTAAATTGGGATTAGGTATGCTTGGAGCCAAAGCAGCAATCTGAGCCGTAGTCGCGCGCTTGGATGTCCCGTTCTGCACAACCTCTATGAGTTCGGTTCCGTCAATTCCAACGGCAGATCCGAGATTTGGGATTTGAATATTTGCCATTACAGTATCCCCATTTGAGGTATGGTTCCCATATTACGCGGCACACCTATGAATGCTGTTTTTACAACAGTATTCGGTATAAAAATAGCAGAAGACGCAAAAATTGCCGAAGCAACTTCATAAGTAAATTGCACGGGTGAGGTAACAGTCACGTTATAGAACCCGTCCGTCGTGCTGAGAGATGTTCCCTCCACGGCGATCTGATCACCTGAATTCAGGCCATGCGCCGTTGTGCATGTCACGGTAAGTATTGTGGTCCCGTCTGCCACCATGGCGGAAACCGGTAAAATCACGCCATAGGCCGTCGCCTCATAAAGCGGCATGACGGCATTCGGATCCAAACTAGGGGCATTGTTTCGGCGCGAGGAAGGGCCAATCTGCTGGGTCACGCGCAGATCCGTCGTTGCATCGCCGCTAGATGATGTCACGCGCTGAGTTGTGCTAGGCACCGGAATACCAGTTATGGGGTCTGTCGTGGCCCCATAAATAGCCCCAGAAACGACACGAACATCACTATTTGCTTCCGCAAAAAGCTCTGGGCGTGGATTTTGAATTGGCATTGGATCTGCCGGAATGACAATAGATCGAAGCTGCTGTTGGGGCGCATCATAGCAGTGTTCGCAGACCAGCAGGCGCAGGTTTACCAATGAAGCGCCGCGCCAATCATACTGCCATTTCAAATCAACATGGTTGAACCGCTCTCCGCACCGGTCGCATATGGCATGCGCCTGCGGTGTTTTTGAGCTTGTTCTAGCGCGCCCTGCTTGCGATGCGTATCCCATAATTCCCTATATCATGGTCGGAAATATCCAGACAATTGAGGAGAAATATATTGTTGCGCCGTTTCAATATTCTGAGACGCGGCAACCTCATAGCTCTCATCTGCCATGGCCTTGAGCGCCGGGGCGACCTGCGGGTTCCAGATCTTGGCCAACCGAAACGCAAGACCGTCTGCAAAAGCTTCTAGCCAAAGGAACGGAATGTCAACTGTCTGGCCGCTGGAGAAGTCAGCCGTCTGGGCCTGAACCACCCGGTAGTATTTCAGGTACTGGGCGCTGTTTCCATCCGGCACTGGCCACAAGGTCACCTGCGGCCCGGCAATGACGGGCGTCTGGTCGTTGCCCGGCCCAACCATGTCAGTGCCACTCGTCAAGCGATCGAACCAGAATACCGTCGTAAACCCCTGTTGTGTCTTGTTGGGAAAACTGGAATATTCCGTCCTGCTGATAGGCATGATGATCCTGTCGATGGGCGTACCGCTGCCATTGTCGATGGTAACATAGGCGTCAAGCATAACGACGGTCGATGGATCAACTGCGTAAACAGACTGTCCCGCAACCAGCGGAACTGTTACCAGATCTACCTTCCATAGGTTCACGCCTTGATTTGACCAACGTGAAAGCATCATGTTCGTTGCCATACGGGCAGTCGTCATATGCTCTTGAAGAATAGATGTATTACGCACGCCTATGTTGTTGTAGGCATACAAAACAAGCTCGCCAAGCGAGGGGGAAAATCCATAAGATCCGCTAGTTGTCATCTTACGCTTCCCCTCTTATTTTAGCCCAATAAAACCTTTTGGCCTCAGACATTTTAAGCCGCGTTTCCTCCGACAATACACGGCCCTTCAATTTGCTTGGTTTTCCCTTTGCCCAATTAGGTTTTCCAGCTTTTGCCGCAGATATTTTAGCACAAGTTTCAGCAGAACGCTTCCGCCCACGATGAGATTGGGCAATCTTTTCTATTGTTTCCGGCGTTAGTTTTGGCGGGCCACGAAGCTTTGCCTTTGCCGAAAGAATAGCTTTGGCCTCTTCCGTGTGATGCCTGCCCTTAAAAACAGCGGGCTTTCCCTTGTTCATAGCGGAAAGATGTTTTTTAACCTCATCCGTGTGACGCATACCGGATGTACCCTCACCGCCATTCGTCACATTAACAAGGTCAGCCCCAATTTCCCGCCAAAATGCAATACGTTCAATTTCTAGCGAAAATGCTTTTTTTTCACAGAGTCCAGTTGCCACCATGCGGACTTCCATAGCGAAGCCCTCACGGGATAGCTTTGCACAGATAGCTTTATGATGGCGGTTTCGGTTTTTAGAAGAAAATGCCCGACCAGCCTTGCCCTTACCAACGTAAAAGCATTCGTCACGATCAAGACGCCAATGCTCATAAACGTAGTATGTGCCGCTAGTTGTCATGCTGACCTACTCTGTTAGAGCAATAGTACCCCTATATTCCGTTAGGGGGAAGGCGGGATAGGCGCAGGCGTGTTCCACGGGAGAGGCGGGGCAACCGTGGCCGGTGTTGCCAGCGCGGCAAGCTGTTGGTCACACTTTGTTTCTGCCTCTGCCGTGCCTTCCGCACCCAGCACGCCAAACACCCAACCCAGCACTTGATCTAACGTGAGGTCGGCATAAGGCGTAAAGGGGGCTGTCGGGTCCAGTGTCAAGTCCACGCTTCCGTAAGTGGCCGTGTTGTTGACGCCATCCGTACCGGAACAGACCCACGCAACCTGAAACACAACTTCAGAATGGCCTTTCGCCTCTGGATAAGCGGTCATGGAATTTACCGCCCACTGGTAGCTATTCGTCATTGTTAGGCTCCTATGCCGCCACCCATGCGGTTCCGTTGTCAAAGACCGGGCACACAACTGCACCGCCTCCCGTAAGCGCACCAAGGAATGTCGGGGCTGTTGCGTCAGTCACCCATGCGCGGCGGCCTTGCGTGCCAGCCGNTGGCAATGCGCCTACCGTGTATGCCCTGCCAACCTTAACCGTCTGGTTCTGATAGACCCGCAAACCTTCCGCGAGTGCGTTTTGCGCTGTCCCAGTTGTGCCAGCCGGTGCTACTTGGATGATGATGTCACCACCCACACCCGTGCCAGTACCCTGAGAACCAGTGATTGTAAAGTTCGTGCCTGCGGTGTTGCTAGTGCCAGCAACAACAGACTGAACAGAAAGGGTCTGCGCTATAGGGGCAGCAGCGTCGGCATCGCCGAAACGGAAGTTGGCAGCCCCACGGCGGGTGAGGATGGTGTCGAGAGTTCCTGAAGACGCGTTTCCTGTCGAAACAAACCCGAATGGAACAGTGCTTCTTAGCTGAACACCCGTATAACCATAGGGAACGGCAAAGGTCGCTAAACCTGCACCAACGTTGCCTATCACCGGGCCAAAGCCTTGTGTGGGATCAAACCAAAGATAGCCTTGAGGGGTTGCGCCATTATCCCCACGAATGCGCCCAACTTTATCAACTACAAACCTGCTTGTGCCGCCAATTTGCAAGTCCATCAGCAGCGAGGCCGCGTTAGACGCCGTATTGGTGACGTTGAACTTCCAACCCGTGAACGTGATAGCGGCGTTATTCCATGTCTGGGCTAGATTCAGCACGGGGCTATCAGCAACAATAGTCGCGGCGTTAAAAGAAGAAGATCCCAATAAACCACCAGCAATCTGCTGCATGGTCATTTTTACAGGACCGACGCCCGTCGTCTGCACAATGGGGGCAATATCTGTTGCCGTAGCATTCGCTGCAGAGGCAGTAAGACTAGAAATAGGAAGATTAGCCATTTACATTACTCCTGCAACAAATACGATGTTCCATCCTCTTGCATTAAGAAGTTGGTCGTATTGTCTTCTTGAAGAATTCCATTGTTTCCCGGAGGTCCGGGCGGGACACTTCCAAATCCTTGAAATGACAAACCGTTACCAATGCTTTCACCATTACCAATAGATAATCCGGTAATTTGCGAAAATCCGGTTGGCGATGATAATCCAGACATTAGAGCGGGACCGAGCTACTCTGAAGGAAGGTAGCTGCTACACTGCCACTGCCACTGTTTAGCTTGATGCGGGCAAATGTAGGGGCAAACAAAAAGTTGCTCTGTTTCGTCGCGGTGGCACCAACGACTGCAGAATCAGAACTATCGACCCACGTCATGCTGGACACGGCGACGGGATTTGTCGGGCTATTAGGATCATCCAGAGTTGTCTGCACCGTATAGTTCACGGTTCCTGTCACGTTGCACTGAATGGAAATGTTGCTGGGCGCGTAATCATCAAAACGCACCGGAGTGCTATACTGGACACTGCCAGAAGCATCAGAAACAGATGTGTAAAGGGGCCTCATGTCAGCAATCCTACTTTTTCAAAGATTTGTTGATTCGGCTGTCAAAATCCGCGGCCTTGGCAGAGCCTGTCAGTTTGCGTTTCATGCCGGTCATCCTAGCACAGAAACTGTCCTGACGGTTTTTTGCTTCAGGACTTTTCGCTGCTTGCTTGTCTGATACCGGTGGCTTCAAATGGTGCCCTTCGGCCTTTGCAGACGCGCGCCCTTTGGCGTTCAAGCCGCCTTCCGGGTTCTTCCCAGCAGACCGCTGCCATGCCGGTGCCTTGGCCATGATCCCTCCAGAAAAAGCGGGGCCGAAGCCCCGCTGCTCAATCGTAGCTACCGCCGGTAGTACGACCCTTGGCGGGCGTACCAGAATGAGCAGACGACAGCGGGTTCATGTTTGAACCCGTGCGGCCACCCGACTTGCGGGCAGCACGGCCAGCATTAGCCTTGCTGGCCATGCCAGCAGCCTTGCCGACCGTCTTGCCACCGCGCTTACGCTCTTCAGCTTCGGAATTAACCTTGCTATTTGCCATGTAGCGCATGGGCTTATCGGAGAGATCTTCATCCCACGACTTTTTGCCAGACATGGTCTCGCCACCGCCTGCCTTACCTTTACGACCCTTCATTTTAGAACCTTTCTTTTGTCAAAATCACGAATCGTGGGACTGAATGTAACGAACGGTCATCGTTCCAACGCCAGCTCCGGTATTTGCGGACTTAACGTAAATGCGCTTGCCGGTGACAGTGTCATCCCAAGCCGCGGTTTTTGTGGCGTCTGTTCCGGGGTTCAGGGAAGTGATACCAACGGGCATGGCCGTCAACGCTACCAATTCAGTTGCGGTTGCAGTTGTGCCAACGCTAAGTGTATTAGTCGCGTCCCATGCAACGGTGTTCAACATCTGAATATTCAGAATGTGGCTGTTGGCCGGAAGGACAATGGGCGTTGCGTATGCGGTTGCCGTATTGGCTTGAGTGATGGGGGTTGTCTGCACCATGACAACAAACCCGACGTTCTTCACGTCAGTATCAATCGTCGTACCGCTGCTGTTGAGAATATTGCCAGCCTTTACGGGGCCGGTAAATGTAGTAGTACCCATATGGGCCTCCTGCACGATACGATCCTGAAGTCTGTGCAGCGTCCGCTAGGTCGGTCTACAGGATCTGTTACCCTAGATGTGAAGGGTAGGGGCTTTTGCCCCTACCCAATCGCCTTGCATTAAGCGGGGAACGAGCCGTAGATTGCCCGCCAGTTGTAGTAGCCGAAGCTGTAGCGTTCGTAGCCCTTGACCAGAAGGTTGTCGGTTACGAAATCCACCTGCATGTCGGTTTCGAACTTGATGCGCTCCATGTAGGC